GTGAGGACTCGGTGCGGCGGGAGTGGAATACGCTGTCGCACGTTTTGACGGTGGCGGTGAGGCGTTGGCGGCTGTTGCCGGAGAATTTTATGCTGCGGCTGGAGAAGCCTGCGGCGGCACCGTCGCGCACGCGCAGGGTGTCGGATGATGATGTGGCGCAGATTTGTTTTGCGGCGGGCTACTCGCCGGAGTGTGTGCCGGAGCGGATTTTTCGGTGAGGGCGGCCAGCCAGCTTTTTTGCTGGGTTTGCTGGATTTGGTTCAGTTTTTCGAGGATGGCGGCGGCTTCGGTCATGGCAAACCTCCTATTACGATACCCAGCCACAAACCAAAGAGCAGAGCATTGGCGGCGGCGGGTGCGGCAAACAGGCGGCGGGCGCTGCGTTCGTGCGCTGCGGCGGCGGGTGCGGCGGATGTGAAGACGGTATCGGCGGCGGCTTTGTCGTCTCTGTTGGACGCACGGGTGCTGGCGGTGGAGGGGATTTATTCCGAGCCGCTGCTTGCGCCGTTTGTCCGCCATTATGCCGATGCGCAGAAAACGCGCATTGCCGCCGTGGTGCGGCAGGGTGTGGCGCAGGGTTTGACGAATGCGCAGATTCTGCAGCGGGTAATCGGGACGAAGAAGGCGGGGCGGTTTCAGACGGCCTGTCTTATTACGAGTGGCTGGGGAAACAGCCTGCGGCGTTTCAGGACGAGGTGCTGGGCAAAACGCGCGGGGCGTTGTTCCGCAGCGGCGGGCTGTCGGCAAAGCGGTTCGCGGATTTGCAGCTCGACCGCCATTTCCGCCCGCGCACTTTGGAGGAGCTGCGGGAGTTGATACCGGAGGCGTTCCGGCAGGCGGGTGTGTGAGGCCGTCTGAAAGGGTTTGAAGTTTGAGGCCGTCTGAATGTTTCAGACGGCCTTTTTGTCGGCAGCTTGGGGCTGCTTTTTCTGTATCTGTAACCAAGTCCGCTATGCGGCAACACGAGGTGTTTTATGAAGTTTCGCAATATGTTTTTGAAATACGGTTATCAAAGCCAGACCGGTGAGGACGGAGGCGCGGGTGGCGGCGGTGCGGCGGCGACGTTTACGCAGGCGCAGTTGGACGAGGCGGTGGCGCGGGCGGTGGCCGAGCAGACGGCGGGTTTGAAGGCGAAGAACGGCGAGGTGATCGGCGACAACAAGAAGCTCAAGGAGCAGTTGGCGCGTTTCGACGGCATCGACCCGGAACAGGTGCGCGCCATTTTGAAGAATTTTGCCGACGGCGAGGAAGCGAAGCTGATTGCGGAGGGCAAAATCGACGAGGTGTTGGCCAAGCGCACGGACAAGCTTAAGGGCGAGCATCAGAAGCAGTTGCAGGGTAAAGACGAGGAAATCGGCACGCTGTCGGCGCGTGTGCAGAAGCTGTCGGCTTTGGCGGTGAACGGGGCTTTGGCGGCGGCGGCGGGCGAGAAAGGCGCGCTGCCGGAGAGTATGGAGGCGATTCAGGCTCTGGCCAAGGGTGTGTTTGTCACCGACGACGAGGGCAATGTGGTGGCTTTGGATGCGGACGGCGATGTGGTGTTCGGCAAGGACGGCAAAAGCCCTTTGCAGGCGGCCGAGTGGCTGGACGGTCTGAAGGAGCGGATGCCGAATCTGTTTGCCCAACCCAAGGGGGCGGGCGCGGGCGGCAGCGGTACGCAGCACGGCGCGGTAGGCAGGCTGGGCGGCACGCAGACCGAGCAGGAAGAGTATTTCGCGCAGAAATTAGGTATTCCGGTTTCTTAAATTTTTTTCAATCAAATTAGAAAGGACAAGACATGGCATTGAACCAAATGCAGGTGTTTAACGAATACATTATGCCGGCCACTATCGAGCAGCTGGCGCAGATGATTCGGAAATTCAACGAGGCGTCGAACGGGGCGATCCGTCTGACGACCAAAGGCTTTACGGGCGACTTTTTGCAGGAGTCGTTTTTCAAATCGCTGGCGTCCGCGCAGCGGCGCGTAGACCGCTACGGTGCGAACAGTGCGGCGGCGGCAACAGATTTGACGCAGTTGAAGCATTCGAGCGTGAAAATCGCGGGCGGTATCGGGCCGATTGCGTTCGAACCGTCGCAGATGACTTGGCTGCAGCAGCCGACGGGGCGGGGTGTGGCGGTGGCGTCGCGCTCTTTGGCCGAGCTGATGCTGAAAGACCAGTTGAATACGGCCATCGGCGCGCTGGCGGCGGCTGTCGGCAACCGTCCGGATGCGGTGAACGATGTGTCGGGCACTAAGGGCTTGGACTATGTCGCCATCAACGGGGCGCATGCCAAGTTCGGCGACCATTCGGGTAATTTGGTGGCGCAGGTGATGAGCGGCGCGGCCTATCACAAGCTGATCGAGCGCAATCTGTCCAACGCGCAGCAGCTTTTCACCGCCGGTACGGTGCAGGTGGTGGACATACTGGGACGCGCCGTCGTCGTTACCGATGCGCCCGCCCTCTTCTCGGCCGCCGCTTCTCCCGCTCCGGCCAAGTTCAAAGTGCTGTCGCTGGCCGATTCGGCGGCGGTGGTAAGCGGCGGCGGCGACGTGGTGTCGAACGTGGAAACGCGCAACGGCAACCAGCGCATTGTGACGACTTTGCAGGTGGATTATTCCTTCGGCCTGGGCTTGAAGGGCTATTCGTGGGACGAGGCCAACGGCGGCAAGTCGCCCGACGATGCGAAGCTGTTTACCGGCACGAACTGGCAGATGGTGGCATCCGATATCAAGCAGACGGCGGGCGTGCTGACGGTGGCCGACGCGGGCAAATAGGTCGTTTGAAGGCGTGAGGCCGTCTGAAAGTTTTCAGACGGCCTTTGTTTTGGCTGTAATACGGAAATACGAAAGGAATCGACATAATGGAAAAACCTGTTTTTTACGAAGTGCATCCGGTTTCGCAGGAGCGTCGCGCGGCTTTGCTGGCGGCGGGGTATCGGATTATCGACGCGGTGTTCCAGCCGGAGGGTTATGAGAATCCGCCCGACCCGCAGGCCGTGAAAGGCCGTCTGAAAAAGGACGGCGGCGGTGATTAGGGTGTTTGTTTCCGCCGCCGAGGTGTCGGCGGTGCTGCCTGCGGGGGCGGATGGGGAGCGGGCGGCGATGATGGCGAATCTGTGGCTGTCGCGGCAGGCTTTGAAGCCGTTTGATGTCGTGCCGGAAGGGGTGAAGGCGGCGGCTTTGGAGTTGGCGCGGATGGCGCATGAGGGGCTGTTGTATGCGGATACGCAGTCGGGTTTGTTAGCGGAGACGGTGCGGGCGGACAGTGTGAGTGTGAGCCGGTCGTTTTCGCCGTCGGCCAAGGCGGTGTCGGGGCGGATGCGGCTGGTGGCGGATTTGCTGTCACCGTATCTGGATAGTGCACGTTTGGGCAATGCGGTGTTGTTGGCGAGGTTGTGATGAGGGTTTTGCTTCAGGAGCGGCTGGCGGCGGCTTTGTCGGGCGTTTTGGCCGATGCGGTGCAGGATTTTGTACTGCGGCGTACGGTGAAAACGGCGGACAGGGTGCGCGGGACGTTTGTGGAGGCGGTGGAGGAATACCGTGGGCGCGGGTTGTGCCGTTTGTCGTGGTCGGCGGTGGAGCGCAATGCGCTGGCAATTCCGGCGACGGACGGCAAGGCGGTGGTTTTGCAGTCGGAATGCGCCGTTGCGCCGAGGCAGGACGATGTGTTGGACTTTGGCGACGGGGCGTGCCGTATTGTCGAGGTGCGGCAAGACCCGGTCGGGGCGGTGTGGACGGTGCAGTACCGGAGGGTGTGAGATGGCTTGGGACAGGAAACCGGATTTGTTCGCGGAGTTGGTCGAAGAGGAGGCGGAAAAGCGTTGGCGTGCGTTTGCGCTGACCTGTCTGAATGCAGTGGTATTGCGTTCGCCGGTGGATACGGGGCGGTTTCGAGGCAGCCATACGGTGTCGGTGGGGCAACCTGATTACGGGCTGACGGAGGCGGAGGACAGAACGGGGACGCTGACTCTGGATACGGGGGCGGCGGTGATTCGTGGTGTGCCGAAGGGGGTGTTCCCGCCCGTCTATATCCAAACGAATCTGCCTTATGCGGCGCGGCTGGAAAACAGTTGGTCGCAGCAGGCGGCGGACGGGGTATATGCGGTGTCGTTCAATTATGCGGTGCAGAAATTCAGATGACGGAATATGAGTTCAGGCAGGCGGTGTCTGCCTTGGTTTTGCAGGCGGGCATTGTGGCGGAGGCGGCGGTGGATGTGCCGAACGGTTCGGGGTTTGCGCCGCCGCGCGGTTTGTGGCTGCGGCTGGGCTTCAGCGGGGCGCAGGGTTTGTTTGCGGGCTTCGGCGATATGCCGCTGACGCGGCGGACGGGGCTGGTGACGGTGCAGTGTTTCGCGCCTGCGGCGGAGTATACGGGTGCGCTGGAAGAAGCGGCGGGGGCGCTGGTGCGGCTGCTGGAATGGCATTTCGCGCCGGGCTTTGAGTTGCAGGCGGCGGAGACGGCGGATGTGGGGCTGTCGGACGACGGTTTGTGGTGGCAGAAGAATGTGCGCGTGCCGTTTTTGATTAAGGCCGTCTGAAAACCCAAACGGGACTTTCAAACGGCCTTTGTTTTGACTGTTTTTTATGAAAGGAAATACCCATGAGTTCGGGTGCGAAGCAGAGTCTTTATATTGTGGCGGAGGCGGCGGCAGGTACGACGCCGAACAATCCGAAGTGGGCGACGCTGCCCTTTAAGTCGCTGTCGCTGGACGGTGCGCCGAATAAGACGGAGTCGGATACGGTGGTTGACGGGCGCATCGGGCGCGGCAGTTATATCACGGGCTTGGAAATCGCAGGCGATATTGAGGCCAATGCGTCGTTTGCCACGTATGACGCGCTGCTGGCGGCGGCATTTTTCAACGAGTGGAAGACGGACGCGCTGTCGGTCGGCGAGGTGCGCAAAACTTTTTCGGCGGTGCGTGCTTACCGGGACATCGGCAATTACCATACGTTTAAGGGTTTGCATGTGGCGAAGTTCGCGCTGGACATTCCCGAGGAGGGGCTGATTACCTTTAAGTTCACGATGGCGGGTTTGGAGCGTTCGCAGGCTAATGCCGCGCCTGCGGGTACGGTGGCCGCTGCGGCTTTGGCGGAGGAGTTTACCAATGTCGGGGTGGGTGAAATCACGCTGGACGGTGCACCGCTGCGCGGGGTGGCCTGTGTAACGGCCTTTTCGTTCGAGTTGGACAACGGGATGAAGGCGCAGAAGTGTTTGGGCGCGGGTTTGTCGGCGGGCAAGCAGTTGGAAGGCCGTGCGACGATAAGCGGTTCGTTTACAGTGGCGTGGTCGCAGAAGTCGGCGGAGATTTACGAGAAGCAGTTTGCCAACGGTAAGCTAGCCTTGGTTGTTCCCTTTGGCGATGCGGCGGGCAATAAGTATGAGTTGTCGCTGCCGGTGGTGACGGTGAAGGGTTCGCTGCCTTCGGGCGGGGCGGACGATTTGTTGAGTACGCAGTTCGAGTATACGGTTCAGGATGTGTCGCCGGTGTTGAAACGGGTGGCGAAACCTTAAAGGAGTGGGAATATGGCTTTGAAGATTGTGAAAAAGCCCGAAGCGGGGGCAAGGTGGTTCGGTTTCGAGCAGGACGGGGAGGTGGTGGCGCGTTTTCTGATCCGTCCGATAGACGAGCCGCGCTATCAGGTGGCGCAGGAGCGTTTGCAGTTGGCGGTGCGCGCGGAGGGTTCGGATATTGCGGGGATTGCGGAGGACGCACAGCCTTGGGTGTTGCGCGATGCGGAGGCGGTGGCGCGTTATCTGGTGGCGGACTGGGAGGGTTTGGAGGATGCGGACGGCAACGCCCTGCCCTACTCGCCCGAGACGGCCTGTATGGTGTTTTCGCAGTCGAAAACGGGGCTGGTGCTGTGGTCGTGGGCGAAGATGCAGGCGGAGGCTTTGCAGGCGGAGTTGTGGCGAGAAGAGGACGAGGCGGTAAAAAAGCCGTCGCATGGTACAGGTGGCGGGCACAAGGGCAGTCGCAAAAGCGCAAAAACGTCCGCGACTACCTGAATCTGCCGCAGGAGGCGGCGCCGGAATATTCGTATCTGGCGGATTATCTGGTCGCCGCCTACGCGCAAATCGCCCGCGCCCGCCGCTACGAGCAGGGTGTGCCGCTGCCGCTGTCGCCCGCCGATGTGGCGGCCTTTGCCGATTACGCGGATGTGCCGGTGTCGCGGGCTCTGCTCAACCGTGCGGTGTTTGCGATTGACGATGCGGCTTTGGCGGGGGTTTAGAGGCCGTCTGAAATCCTTTCAGACGGCCTGAATCTGCTATGCCAAGGGTACGGCCAGAGGGACGACGAAGTCGTGCGGGGTTTGTTCGGCGTGCCACAGGTCGTAACGGCTCTGCATATCCAGCCACATGCGGCTGCTTGTGCCCAGCAGGACGGACAGGCGCACGGCCATGTCGGCGGATACGGCGGCTTTGCCGTTGAGGATGCGAGAGAGGGCGGCGCGGGTGACGCCAAGGCGGCGGGCTGCTTCGGTGACGCTGGTTTCGCCGAGGTATTCGCGCAGCACTTCGCCCGGATGGGCGGGGTTGTACATTTCCATGATGTCTTCCTTAGTGATAGTCCTGATAATCGACAATTTCGGCATGGCCGTTTTCAAATTTGAAGGTTAGCCGCCAGTTGCCGTTGACGGTAATGCTCCAATGGTCTTGCAGATTCCCCGTCAACGGGTGCAACCGCCATGCAGGGGGATTCATATCCTGCGGGCTTGCCGCGTTGTCGAGGGCGGTCAGTTGCAGGCGAAGTTTTGCGGCATGGGCGGCCTGTATGCCCGCTTTGCTGCCCGTTTCAAAGAATTTCTGCAAGCCTTTGTGCTTGAAACTTTTTATCATAGCGTTTCCTTACTGTATAGCGTAACTATACAGCAATATCCGTATAGCGTCAATATACGTTTTATCGAGGCCGTCTGAAACCTTTCAGACGGCCTTTTTGTCCGGAGTGTCCATATGGCAGAACAGAAATCCCGTCTGGTGATTGAAATCGACCCGTCGCAGGCGAAAACGACGGTTGCGGCTTTGGCCAAGGAGTTGCACGCGCTGACGGAGAACGGGGAGTTGTCGGCGAAGAAGATGCGCCAGTTGGGCAGGGATGCGGCCGACCAGTCGGGGCGGCTGGATGCGGTGACGCAGGCGGTGAAGCGACTGGCGGCGGGCTATCTGACCTGGCAGACGGCGCAGGCTTTGGTGATGCGGGCGGACGGTTACACCAATCTGCAAAACCGTCTGCGGCTGGTGACGGATTCGCAGCAGAGTCTGAATGCGGCAACCGAGGAAACCTTCCGTATCGCGCAGCGGACGCGCTCTTCGTGGGAAGGTACGGTGCAGGTGTACCAGCGTTTCGCGCAGAACGCGCAGCGTTTGAAGCTGTCGCAGGAGCAGGTGGCGCGGGCGACGGAGACGATGGGCAAGACGGTGGTTTTGTCGGGCGCGTCGGCGGGGGCGGCGCAGGCGGCGATGGTGCAGTTCGGGCAGGCGCTGGCCTCGGGGGTGCTGCGCGGCGACGAGTTCAATTCGATGGCGGAAAACACGCCGGCGGTGATGGACGCGATGGCGCGCGGGCTGGGGGTGTCGCGCGGCGAGCTGCGGGCGATGGCTGCGGACGGCAAGCTGACGGCGGAGGCGGTGACGCAGGCGCTGTTGCGGGTTTCCGATTCGGTGGACGCGGACTTTGCCAAGACGCAGGCGACGGTGGGGCAGGCGTTCCAGTCGTTCAACGACAGTCTGACGAAGTTTGCCGGTGAGGCGGACAAGGCGACGGGGGTAAGCCGCGCGCTGGCGGAGATGCTGCTGACGGCGGGCAAACATATCGATGCTTTGGCTTTCGGCGCGGCAACGGCGGGCGGGATTGCGTTTGTCCGTATGCTGGTGACGGCGCAGGTGGCGGTGGCAGGGACGTCGGTGCGGCTGCTGACGATGAACGGCCTGCTGGCGGCGACGCAGTCGCTGCTGATGGGGCCGGTGGGCTTGGTGCTGGCGGCCGGAGCGGCGGCGGGGGCTTATGCGTATCTGACCTCTTCGGTGGTCGACAACAGCGATGCTTTGGAAATCAATGCCGACAGGCTGCGCAAGACGGTTGAGGAATATAAGAGGCTCAACACCCAAGGCCAAACGCGGCAAATGGCGGAGTTGAAAGAGAAGATCGCCGACGTCAATAAAGAATTGGAGGGACGCAAAGCAGGCCTGATTTACGGCTACGACCATGTGAAGGGCATGGAAGAGCTGATGCGCAGCTTTACCGAAGGCAAAAGCAGGCTGGAGGATTTAAATGCGGCGATGCTCAACGGTACGGATGCCAATGAATCGACGCGCGAGAGCATTCTGAAGCTGGCGCGGGAATACGAGCAGGCGAAAACCGTCGGTGCGAATCTGAAGCTGGAGCAGGATGCTTTGAACGGCAAGGTGGCAGATTTGCAGCCTGCGGCGGGCAAGGCGGCGGACGGGGTTGCCGAGCTTGCCCGGAAAACGGAGAACTACACGGCAAAAGTGAAGGCCGCCGTGGCCGAGGTGGAAAAGCTGCAAGGTCGGTGGGCGGATTCCGTTGCCGACAATTCGGCTTACATTTCCTTCCGCGAAAAGGGTTACGACGACGCGACGGCCAAGGAAATGGCGAAAGTCAAAGCGGCGTTTGTGCGCAAGGGTATTGCCGACGAAGATGCGACTTTGAAAGCCTTTGAGGCGTTTCCCGAAATCCGTAAGAAAATCGAGTTGGAAAAACAGGCGGCGGCGTGGCAGGAAAAAGACCGCAAGCGTTTGCAGGCCGCCAACCGTGAAGAAAAGCTGCGGACAAAGGAGCTGGAAAAGCGCAAAAAAATCACCGCTACGGAAAAACTATGGCGCGGCGGCGCGGGGGAGCGGGTGCTGGGGCACGCGCACCGCCACCGCTACGCCGAACTGGAGCAGCGGCACGGTTTGCCGAAAAACCTGCTGGCGGCTTTGGAAATGCAGGAATCGCGCGGCAATGCCGCTGCGGTTTCGCCCGTAGGCGCGCGCGGCGCGTTTCAGTTTATGCCCGCTACGGCCAAACATTGGGGAGTGAACGTCAATGATGTGCGCTCTTCGGCGGAAGGGGCGGCGCGTTATCTGAAATATCTGCTGAAAATGTTCGACGGTAATGTGGAGCTGGCCGTCAATGCCTACAACCACGGCGAGGGCAATACGCTCAAACGCCTGAAATCGGGGCGTGCCGCGCCCAAAGAAACGCGCGGCCATTGGGCGGGCGTGTCGGCTAATCTCGACTGGCTCAACGGCGGCAGGGGGGAGTTTAAGGACGACCCGCGCCAAACCTATGCCGAGCTGCCGCCCGATTTGTACGCGCAGACGCTGGAAGATTTGCAGCGGCAGATTGATATGGTGGGGCTGCTGTCCGAGGCGCAGAAGTTCGGCTATGAGTTGGAAAAAGGCCGTCTGAAAGATTTGTCGGCAGAGGAAAAAGCGCAGTTGGCGGCGAAGCGGGAGACGCTGGACGCGCTTTCGCGCGAGGCGGAGGAAAGAGGCCGTCTGAAAGAGCTGGCCGAAGAGGCGGGGCGGGATTTTTCCGACCGTTTGTTCGAGTTGGATTTAATCGGCAAAACGGCGGACGAGACGGCGCGGCTGCGGCTGGAGCGCAAGTACGATCTGATGGTGGTGCAGGCGCAGAAGGACGGGGCGTCGCAGGGCTATGTCGACGGCCTGCTGGCTCAGAAGCAGGCGGCAGAAGAGGCGCGGCTGGCTGTCCAAAAGCTGCGCGAGGAGAAGGCAAACGACTGGCAGGGCGGCATTGTCGCAGGGATAGACGGCTATGTCGAAAGCCTGGGTACGCTGCATGAGAACGTCGCCAAACAGGTTGAGGCGTCTTTCGCCAAGATGGGCGATGCACTGGCGGATTTTGTCGCCACGGGCAAGCTGGATTTCCGCAGTCTGACGGTATCCATTCTGCAGGATATTTCGCGCATGATGGTGAAGATGGCCATTCTCAACGCAATGAAGGCGGGCGGCAATTCGCTGGCGGGGTCGTCTTCGCCCTTTCTCGCTTCTGTCGGGCGGGTTTTGACCGGCAAGTTTGCCGACGGCGGTTCGGTGGGGCTGTACGGCCTTGCGGGCAGCACGGGCGGCTATACGGGCGGCGGCGGCAAGTATGAGCCTGCGGGCATCGTCCATCGCGGCGAGGTGGTTTTTTCGCAGGCGGACGTGCGCCGCCACGGCGGGGTGCAGGCGGTGGAGCGGCTGCGGCTGCGCGGTTTTGCCGACGGCGGCACGGTCGGCTTGCCCTCCCCTGTTGCCGCCGCGTTAAACCGTCAGGCCGTGGCGCAGAATACGAATATTTCGGTGACGGTGAATGTGCAGGGCGGCGGAGATAATGTGCGGCAGGATGCGGAAGACGGTGCGCACGCAGGGGTGTTGAAGGCGGTGCGGGAAATCGCGGTCAATGCGGCGCGCACGGTGGTGGGGGAACAGTCTGCGGCCGGGCGGGCAGATTTATCAGGCTATGCGCGGTTGAGGCCGTCTGAAAGTTGAGGCCGTCTGAATGTTTCAGACGGCCTGTTTTGTTGCGGAGGTTTTATGGCAGGGTCGTTTGACTGGCCGGTCGATGTGTCCGGCACTTCGGTCAAGACGGTGTTCGATGTGCGCACGGTGCAGTTCGGCGGCGGCTACGAGCAGCGGCAGCCGAAGTTTCTGCGTCCGTCGCGGCGCTCTTGGGAGGTGTCGAAAACGGATATGAAGAGACCTTTGCAAAATTCCCCAAAATCCCCTAAATTCCCACCAAGACATTTAGGGGGTTTTCCATGAGCACCTTCTTCCAGCAAACCGCACAAGCC